TCTGGTGGAAAAGTAAAAGAAAATTCCCCAGGCGCATTGGCTTCCAATACGACCTGAGGGTTTATCACTAAACTATCTTGATTTTTTGAATTACAGATGGTAAGTCCATCGACTTTAATTTTAAATGCCATATTACAACTTACCTCCTACGTAATTTATTGAAAAGGTTCCTGATCCTGACATAGTAAACGTATTAATTCCAACGTTTAACTCCAGATCGTACAGAATGGTCTCGCCATCGTCTAAATGTGTAGTCTCTCCTGTTCGAGTATCGTGCAAATCCATGCCTTCTCCATCACTTGAATTGACCGTGAATATCGGATTATTAAAGGTTTGCGTTGCTGTAATGATTACTGTACGTGTGGTAGTAACCTCTACATCAACAAACTGATTAATCACATCTTCACTGAAATTAAATGGATCCCATAGCCATCGTTCCGCAGAACTTGTGATGTTGTACTTATAAGGGTCACAGGTAGCTGTAAACACAACCTCCGCAACACCCTCTTGAACATATTTAAGCCCTGACATTGAAAGTCTGCCATAGTAGTAATAATTTGGATCATCATCGAATATGATCTTAACCTTCTGCCCATGCAGATAGTTGGCAATCTTGCTCCTGATCACCGCCCAATTAACGTACTTGTCAAATACCCAAAAAGTAATCTTCACGGTTCGGTCAGAATACTGCACCTTTCCTGTTCCCACTTCTGAATAATCAAGTGAGCCATTCCTTAGTGGGACCTTAACAAGCTTAGTCTGAATACTTGGCATTTCTATCTCTTTTGATTGGAACGAAAGCCCAAGGTCTGAATACGTATGGTAATCGCCAATCGTCACTCCATAGCTTTTTAATCTAATATCCATTAGGCTCTCCTTCCTGCATTAAACTGTCTAATGCCAAGTTGTGTATCTATGTCTCTAATTAATCCGCCAACAACCGCTCCTGAATCCAATACCACCTGAGAGTTACCGATGCTTGGTAGAACGCTGCTTAAGTAATTTAATAAGCTTGCATTGGAATCTACAGGACTTGCAGTCATGTTAACTGCCATTTCTGTAGAAAGATTTTTAACTGAGTCCAAAAGTGTGCTCTTAGACGCATCTAAGCTGTCAGCTAAGCCTTGCATCATATCTGGCATCCAACTCTCATATTCTCGCAACGGTCCAACGTCTGGTCTTGAGAAATGCAGATAACTTGTAACCTTGTTTGCTACGTTTTTAACTGCGCCTGTAACCTTACTTGCTGCTCCCTTAATTCCATTAACGAAGCCATCTATCAAATCTTTGCCCCAATCATATGCATTAGTTCCAAGGTCCTTAATGAATTGGAATCCTGAGTGTAAAGCCGAAGTTATAGCTTCATGGAACGCTGATGCCTTGTTTTTGATACCTGTAATAACTGTATTTAACGTTGTTGATACAGAATTCCATGAGTTAGTCCACAGAAATCGAATAGCGTTCATTGCGTTCTGAACACCATTCCTGAGTGTATTTAAGCCATTCTGAGCATTGTTCTGTACATTCTGCCACACTTGTTGGATCGTGTTTCTAACCGCCTCAAATGCGCTTTGTATCTTGGTCTTAACAATCTTAAATGCCTTGCTTACCTTTTCTGCTCCAGCCTTAACTGCATCGCAAGCATCAGCCCATGCCCATTTAGCAAGTTGTACAATGTCGTTCCAATTTTTAATCCAAAGAATGACTGCTGCAATGACCGCTACGACTGCTGCAGCAGGTGCTGCTATTGCTGCGAGGGCTGCACCGAGTCCACCTGCAGAAGCTATTGCACTTGAAATCCATGTAATTGCAGAACTTATATATCCTATGAACGTTCCAATAGCTGATATAACCTTACCAATGACCATCAGAACAGGTCCAAGTACTGCAACGAATGCACCAACCTTAATAATGGTCTCTTGTACCTTTGGATTCAATGTGCTCCACCAGTCTGAAAACGCTTTTAGCTTAACGCTTAACTCATTAATGATAGGGATTACGGATTCACCCATCACCCTACCAACATCTGCTCCTGCAAGCTCTAGTTCGTTCATAGCGGTCTTAAATCTATCTGTACTATCTATAGTTGAGTCGTAGGTTTCTGATACGCTTCCAAGTGAATCATTAAGATTCGTAGTTCCACTTCTAAACATTTCCAGACTTAATGTTCCATCATTAAATGCTGTAGCAAGCTGAGGACCTGCCTTAGCACCAAATATATCAATAGCCTGGTCGCTGTTTTCAAGTGCTATACTTAATGTATCAAATAAGCTTGTGCCCGATTCCATTGCCATCTTCTGTGCCTTAGATAAGCCTGTCATTACTGTGGAAGCGTCAACACCTGATGTCTCAAGTGTTCCCAGGAACGTGGCTGCGTCGCTCGCCGACATCCCAAGCTCTTTGAGTGCAGAACCATTTGACACAAGGCTGTTCGCAAGAGTATTCATATCAACTCCTGTGTTCTGGCCAATGCTATTTAATGTATCCAGGAACGCTCCTGCATCTTTAGATTCTAATCCAAAACTAGCCATTGCTTTTTGTACAGAATCAACACTACTTGATACGTCTGTATTGTTTAATTCTGCAAACTGAATGAACTGTTTAGACAAGGCTTTTAATTCTTCACCTGTGGCACCAAATCTCGTATTGACTTCTCCAATAGCTTCTCCAGCTGTCTCAAAATCCGTTGGAATTTCTGTAGCAATTTCTCCCATGATTTCGCCCATTTCATCTATGGCTTCACCAGTAGCGCCTGTTTTGGCTGTTATAATATCAAGTCCGGCATCAACATCATTAAATGCCTTAATAGACGCTGTCGCTATACCTGCAAAAGCGACTGTAAAAGTCTTGGTCATGGCTTCTCCGACTTTAGAAACCTTATCACCGAACCCTTTAAGCTTAGTGCTCATTTGGTCTAGGTTTTTGGTAAAAGACGGACTTAGCTTATCTTGCTCTTTTTTAAGATTATTAAGTTGTTGCTCGCAGTCTTTAATGCTGAGCTCTAATTCTGTCATTTGAACCTCAGAGAGCTCTTCTCCACCCTCTTTAGCCTGGTCAAAGGCCGTTCTCAAGGTCTGTAGACGTTCCTCTGTGTTTTTAATCTGTCTGCCGAGTAGCTCCTGTTTTTCTTTTAGTAGCTCTGTGTTGGTTGGGTCCAGCTTTAACAGCTTATCCACTTGCTTCAACTGAGCTTGTGTATCAGAAATTTTGCTATTAACCCCACGTAAGGCCTTTTCTAACTTGGTGGTTTCTCCACCGATTTCGATGGTAATTCCCTTAATTCTGTTCGCCAATATTCTCACCACCTTTTAAAATTTTCGAAATCCTCTTGTGTAGCCTTGACTGGCCACTCTATCTCATCATTGGATTGTTCAACGTACATATCATTTACTAATCCAATTTCAATATCTTCTAATTCATCAAACGACAGCCCTAACTGCTTACATCTTAAAAAAAACAAGGCAGTAGACATTGGTCTATCTACTGCCCTTCTTGGTTTTTTTCAACATTAAGCATAGAGTTGTTGGTCATCCACAAGTCAGTTACCTCATCGATCACATCCAACATATCCATCATTCCGAACTGGTCGAGCCACTCGTCATATTCCAGAATGTCTGAATTGGCGTGTTTAGCCATCGCATAGCATATATCGGATAGAATCTCGACATCTTGCGTCTGTCCTAGCTTCTGAATATCCTTAAACATATCTCTATGGAATATATCTCTGTATATCTTCGGCGTTCTGGCTGTACATTTCATATCTACATCAATACCGCTTATATTAATTGTTTTTTTCATGCTTACCTCTCCTTATCTTTTATTCAATCGTTGGTAACTGAGGTGTTGTATACCAGTTTGAAATAACTGTAGCGTCAGTCTCTTCTGTGGTATATGCCTTAACATATCCTGAATCCAATGGAATAGACTTAATCTTGGCTGTCTCAGTCTGTATCTCTTTAGACTCTTCTGTGGTCTTAGATGCGAGATTTGGTCTGCTCATGACACAGTCATAGAGTATGTGGTTAGTTTCTGTAACATCACCTTCGAACTGGAATGCCATTCCGAAATGTCCGAGTTCTGCACCTGAATCCTCAACGATAACTCCCTTGGAATCCTTAATATAATTAAGAACAGCGAGTTTAACAGCGTCTGGAACAAGTGCTGATTCAAAGTCGCCTTCGTAGCCCTGATTATTATTAATAACGTAATAAACTCCATTATCAGCGTGGAAATTCTCAGGCTCTCCGACTGCGTCCATAGTAATTGACACAGCTCCAGGCCACTTAATCGCTGTTCCATAAGTTGGTG